TGTTGTCCCGCTGCCAAGTATTTTCCCAGCCCTTGATCTGCTCACTGGTGAAAATCGGCTTCTCAATGCTGGATGCGGCGGCAGTCTCGCCAACCTTGGACACTTGCAGGTTATAGACGATTTGCGGGTCCATCTGCTTAAGCACATGGCCGCGAAACCGCTCAACGTGATCAATCACAGCCCGATAGCCATACTGCGGCACCAGCGGAATATTCCGCCCAGGCACTACTTCAGGCCCTGACAGGATTTTCGCGCCGTTCATCACATATTTGACGATCCGGTCATATTCATCTGTGCGGGGTTCTTCCTCGACAAAGCCCGTCGCCAGCAACTCCGCGACCTTTTCCTCAGTCAGATCATCCTCAAGATGATCCTGCACCTCGTCAGCAAAGCCCCGGAAAATGCGGAACGTTTCGCGTCCGACTTCCTTGATGAAGTACTCGGCGACATAAACCAGATCAATGCCCGACCCAAACCACGGGAATGTGAATTGCCCGGCCAGCGAGAGCGGCCAAGACGCGCTTTCCTCGTCATATTTCTTGACATAGGCGCGGCGGGTCCATGGCGTGATCAGGAATGCATGTTCAGCGTCGGACTTGTCTTTGCGCTTGGCGTTGGCGTCGAAAAACAGCGTGCTTTCCGCATCGTTGATCGGCTCTAGGCAGATGCGCTGATAGCCCTTATCGCGGTCCTCGTATTCAGCCCGCAGTCGCACACCACCGAAGCCGCCCTCAAGCGCGCCATAGAACGCCGTGTCTCGCGCTTCTCTGCCCTGCGCATCCTGCGTGTCGGCCCGGTATCGTGCAGCGCAGGCATCGGCCAGATCATCGGCTTCTGTGCCATCGGCTGGCATGAATTGAGCAGCAATGCGGTTCTTGCGATATTCGTTGGCAATGCGGATCACTTCACCAGACACATGGTCGATTTCCAGCGTCATTTTATTGTCAAACGTGCCCTGCGCCCAATCCCATTGCGCACCACGGATGTTGACAAAGCGCCGGGATGCCAACGCCTGCTCGCGGTCGTATCTGGTGGCGGTGTAGCTGTCCTCGAATTGTTGCAAGGCTTCGGCGTGCAGGTCCGCCTCGCGCTCTGATTTGGATTTACGCGCCATTCATTGCCCCAATTCGGTTTGCGCCATCATACGGCGGAACGGTGAAAAAGCAAGCCACGCTCAAAATCTGCGGCCCGCGCCGAGGTTCTGGCGGGTGGGCATGATGAAAGGCGTGTCGTCAACGCGAACAACCATACTGGGGAACAGGTCAGTGAACGCCCAAACCAGCGCATCCACGCGGTCGGGGGAATAACCCTGCGCAGTCCGGTCAAAGCCCAAGGTGAACGCACAACACTGATCAACCAGTTCTGGGAAGTCCTGCGCATGGCGAACCTTGCCCTGCTCATACAGCGCCGCCACAGGCTCGGCACGCACATGCTTGGCCCGCGTGGCCGTAACCTTACGCACCGGGATCACGCGGCCCTGTGCTGCGGCTTTGATCATGCTTTCGACCATATCCCCGCCTTGGTTTACCTCTGCCACCACGCTATCAGCCGCATATGTGTCAAACAGGCTCACGGCCCGCCGCGCCCATTCCTCCGGGCGATACTTGCCGCTTTCATCCGCCAGCACATAGCCGCGATCATCCATACCAATGCCCGCCACGATAATGCCCGTCTCATCTGAACCCGGCGTGTTGGTGGTGGCCGGATCAATCGAAACCACAATCCGCTTCATGGTTGGGGCTGCGTCGATCTTGATGTAGGACCGCCGCCACAGCGCATTGTCATCATCGGCGGTGAATGCGCCGTCAAAAAACCGCCGCCGCATCCTCTCGGGAAGATTACGCAATGCGGCCAAATAATCGGGCGGCAGGTTTTCGGAGTTATCAACCGGGTTGACCATGATCGTGCGATAGTCTGTTGCATGATCTGGAATGGAAAAACTTCCCTCGGGATGAATGCCGTTGATCCAGATTTGATAGGTCCAATGAGCAGACACAGTAGGGTTAAGGTCCACATACAGCCGCAAGGGAAGCCGCTTACCGTTCACCTGCATCACTGCCTGAGCAAGTCGGGTCTGCACAATCGAGAACGCCGCAAGGGTGATCTGGCTCGCCTCATTCAAGTAGATCGTCGCGAACTCCTTGCCCAGCACCTTATCAAGACGCGCCTTGTCTTTCAGGCCCGCAAGCCAAAGCTGTGATCCATTCGGGGCCTCATAGTATCCATCCTTGTCGTGCCATTTCAGCGCTAAACCGGGAAACGCCAGCGCAACAACGGCAGGCACTGTTTCATTGCCGACCGATTGCTTGGCATCAACACCATCGGCCCGGAATACAGCGTGGCGCGATCCTGGTGCTTTAAGCATCCGAACAATGATTGCGTAAATGATGAAGAACGTTTTGCCAGATCGTGACCCGCCATAGACCAGAAAGAATTTAGCGCCCGTTGCGAATATCGCGCGGACTTCTTTCTGCTTGGGCGTTAGATCAAAGGTCTGCATCATCGCCGGAGATAGTGACTGTGAAAGCAGCCTTCATATCTACCTGATCCTTGAACGCCTGCACATCTACATGCTTCCCGATCAATTCAATGCGCTTGATGCGATCTGACAGCTTAACCTCAACAACGTAATCACCCGTTGCATTGCCTTCGCTATCTTTGATTTCTTGATGCTTGATGCCAGCAACAAGGCCCTGCCTCCAAATCAGAGGCCATGCATGGATTGGCTTAATCGCCCCGTTAGCATCGTAAAGGTCAGCAAGGTCTGCTGTTGCCTCAGATGCAAGGCGCGTTAGCACCCATTCAGAGTTTATTCCTGTGTTTGCTGATCGCGTGACTTGGGCTTTAGTGATAGCGCCCTGCACTTCAACATTCTTCAACAGCCGTTGCCCTTGGGAATATGCCGTTTTCTCACTATATCCTGATCGAATAGCTGCCTGCGTTGCGTTCAAATCAACGAGATATTCAGCCACAAATGTGGCTTGCTTTGGCGTTAATTTGCTTATGCCTTCTGACATTATCTCAATCATCTGTGACATGGCCTTTCGACCCTGCCTGGTTTCAGTTCAGCACTTTTTGCCGCCGCCTTTTTTGGTCATCTTTTTCGCCATGATCTCACCCACTTTCAGTTGCGGGATTGTAGCATTTTTTCTTGGGTTGTAAATTGCCGCGCCTCGGCCCTCAAGATGCAGGCTCTGCGCGGCTTGCGGTGTTTGGGTGAGTAGCCCGGCACTGTCCGCATAATCCGCCTGTTTCGAGTGTCAGGTCACACTAGCCCTCTCCATGCCATGACGTGCGGCGACACGGGTGCAGTTTTTGCCAGCCATGCCGTATTGCGCTTGACCCTTTGCCTTACCGCCTCAACGCTTATTCCGAGCGCTCGTGATGCATCGCTCATGGATGAATAATAAACACCATCAACCATACACGGCTTTTTCATGTGGGTTTGGCATGGTGCGATTTTGTCCGGCGTTCCTCTGTTGAGGTTGCTTTCGATTTTTCTGACGCCAACATTCAAGGCGCGGGCGGCGGCGGCAACTGATCGGTATGTTACCCCGCGAATGCGCACCGGCATCATGCCAGCCTCCACACGCTAGGCCGATGCCCGTTGCTGCGCTGGCACTCGACGACGCCCGCGATGACCAGACGCTTCATCGCTATGCGGATGGTGTCATGCGCGCATCCTACCAGTGCGATGAATTCCGGCGTGATGGCCTGCCAGTCGCGGGTGAGATGCGGGATCACCAGATCGCGCGTTGGGATGCGATGGTTTGGCCTTGGCTTGCCCTTGCCGCCGTTGCCGCTAGGGGCTGAGATCGGCAATCCTCTGCGATGGCCGTCCGCTTGCTCAATCAGCGCCATAGCCTGCGCTGGTGTGCGGCCCATGGCGATGTGCTGTTTCAGGCGGATGACGTATGGCGCAGGCTTGGCGTCTGTGTGGGTCATCGCAACACGCGGGGATGATGGGGCGCTGCGGTAGTGGGAGATGGGGATGTTCATTTGGCTTTCATCCCCGGCAATGCCCCATCATGGATGCGGACCCATTCGACAAACAGGCGATTGGATGTGGTATCAGGGCAGGTCATTTCCTGAAACGTGCCGTCTTGCTGGCGGATTTTGTAGGTGAGAGTTTTCACGCTATCACTCCATCGGTTTTGATGGGAGCAACGGGAGCGGGCAGATCTGCGATAAGCTGGATCATGTCGAGAAGGGCTCGGGGTTTGCGGATGCGGAAGCGGATGATGGGGCGAACAAGGAAGTGTTGCGGAACAATAGCCCATGCCCACCCTTGCGGATTACCCTCCGCGATGAACGCCCCGCGAGGCTCAACTTCTGACCCGTCCAAATCTCGATAAACTGCCCGGACCATCTTCCCCACACACGGGCAGCCCTTGCCATCATGGTCCTGCCACGGGCCCCACTCTTCCTGCGGCGCGGTCATGCTGATACCGCGATCATATCTTCAAGGCATTTGCACGGGTCAACTGCGACCCAGAATTTTTTACGGGCTGCGTCTGCGGCTGCGTATGCGTATGCGGCTGCGTCTGCGTATGCGGCTGCGGCTGCGGCTGCGGCTGCGTCTGCGGCTTTCTTGGCCCCCAGCGCCGCCTCTTGTGTTTTCTCTGTCGTCATACGCAGCCATGCATCGCCATATCCGCGTTTATCGGCCAATGGCTGCAACTGGGTAAGAACAACCGTCCACATCCATTCCATTGCCACGGCTTTACGCTGTGGCTCAAACTCTCGCCCTGTCCCG